GTCGCCCTTCTGCAGAATTAGCAAGAGTAAAAAGAGGAGCAAGAAAAGCGGCAAGAAAATCAAAGAGTAAGCGTTCAAGAGCAAATAGAAGAAGGAAGATATCACTAAAAAGAAGAGCATCGTTTGCAAAACGCCGTCATAAATAAATTATATTATGTTATTATTGAAAAAGATTAGATGGAAGAATTTCCTGAGTACAGGAAATACATTCACAGAAATTATATTAAATAAACGCAAAAGCACACTTATCAGTGGAGCAAATGGTTCAGGCAAAACAACTTTGCTTGATGCTTTAGTATTTGGTTTATTTGGTAAACCTTATAGAAATATTAATATACCACAACTTGTCAATAGCATCAATAAGAAAGATTGTATTGTTGAGATTGAGTTTGAAATTGGTGGTATACCATATAAAGTAATACGGGGTCTTGCACCAAAATCTTTAGAGATCTACAAACAAGGGGTTCTAATAGACCAAGATTCAAAGGCTAAAGATTATCAAAAGATGTTTGAAGAAAATATCTTAAAGATGACATACAAAGCCTTTTGCCAAGTAATTGTTCTTGGTTCGACTAATTATGTTCCTTTCATGGCACTAACTGCATCTGAAAGGCGAGAAATTGTAGAAGCACTTCTGGATATTGATGTGTTCTCTATGATGAATGTTCTTCTTAAAGGTAAGATCTCAGAGAACAAAGAAGAACTAAAAGATATTCAACATAAATTGGACATCCTTAAAGAACGAGCAGATGCTCAAACAAATCACATCAAAGTTCTCAAAGACAAGAGCAAATCTTCAATTGATAAATATCAACAAGAAATTGAGCAATCAAATGCACAAAATGTTGAATTAGAAAATGAAGTTGCCGATCTTGTGACACAAGTATCATCTTTATTGGATAAACTGAAGGGTCAAGATGATACTTTATCAGAATATTCTATAAATGAAACAGCAATAAAGACAGATAAAGTTAGTATGGGTAAGATTGATAAAGAAATACAATTTTACCATAATAATGATAATTGTCCAAGTTGTTCTCAGATTATTTCCACGGATCTAAAGAATCAGAAAATTCACGAATGTAGTATTAATAAATCTGAAATAGAAAAAGAAATAGAGAATAAAAGAAAAACAAATGAAGATCTATCAAAGAAGATAGAACAATATTCTCAAATTGATTCTAAGATAGAGAAGATTCAAGATAAAGTAAAAGAAATTAAAGCACACATTTCTTCAAATAATCAGTACATAAAGAAGATTAATAAGCAAATATCAGATCTTCAGAATGAATCTAATAATATGGATAAGGAAAACGAGACTCTTCAAACCATAATAGAAGAGGGCAAGAAGCATTCTGCTGATAAGAAAGAACTAGAAGAAAATTCTCAATACTATGCTATGGCTGCAATGATATTGAAAGATTCTGGAATCAAGAGTAAAATTATTAAGTATTATCTTCCAATTATGAACAAGATTATTAATCAATATCTTGATCATATGGATTTCTTTGTTCAATTTGAACTAGATGAAACCTTTGCAGAAACTATTAAGAGTAGAAATAGAGATGTGTTTACTTATTCTAGTTTCAGTGAAGGCGAGAAGAGAAAGATCGATTTGGCCCTTCTTTTCGCATGGAGAGAACTTGCAAGACTTAAGAATTCATTAAATTGTAATCTTTTAATCTTTGATGAGGTTCTTGATGGTAGTTTGGACGATACTGCCACAGACGCTTTCTTAAGTATTTTAAATTCTAAGTTATTCAAGAAAGATACAAATATATTTGTAATTTCTCACAAACCAAAGGACATTTTACAGGACAAGTTTAAGGGTCATCTTACCTTTGTAAAGAAAAATAACTTCAGTAGACTTGACATCCGGTAATCCTTCATATATATTGCTTGTATGGCTAAACGAATTCAAAAAGGCGACAGCGTTGAATCTATTGTTATGGGAGATGAACCTCTCTGGAATACTAATATTTTAATTACAGATGATTATCTCTCTGGTTATATCATTAAACACACCAACTGGTGTAATTACCACTGGGATATGAGGGATTACCGAAAGGCAGTTCTTGAATATCTAAAGAATAAAAAAAACAAGAATATGTTTAACACTATTTCTAAGAAGAATAGTGATGATTTTATTTTTAGAGAGATTGGTAATTATTGCAGAATGTTTAATCTTGGTTGTCCTCTATCCGATAAGATTATTGGATTTATGCAAACCAAGTTGAAAATGTTGAGTTCTACTGTTGATGTTTATCAAGACGCTGAACCTACAGAAAAGGTAGATATTCAGCAAAGAATCAGAGATAAAACAAAGGATCTTATTGATACGATTGAAGAGAAAGTCGATCATTTTGTCAGTAATTTGAGTAATGATAAGCCTTACTCGTTTGATGCACTGACATGGTTAACTTCTATTGGCGTTAAGGGTGTCCATACAGCAGAGATCATTAAGTTGTTTACTCCCCGTAAGAATGAACTTGAAGTCGCTCTAAATGGCGATAAAGAGCTTATGGAGGGTTATGCATTCTTAGGTAAAGCAAAGACAAGAAAGTATCTGGAATTCAATACAAGCATTCTAGATGCCTGTAATGTGATTGCGGAAAATAAGAGAAAGCCAAGGAAGAAGAAGAAAGTTTCGCCAGAGAAGTTGGTTTCTAAACTAAAGTATATGGTTGAAGATCCAAATACAAAAATTAAATCAATTGACCCAAGAAAAATTATTTCTGCTAATATTCTTATTACATATAATACAAAAACCAAGAGGGCCAGTTTTTTCAGTTCTAAGGCTGGTTTGAGTATCAAGGGAACTAGTATTATTGGTTTTGATGAGCCAGAATCTTCATCAAAGACTCTTAAAAAGGAAAAATATATTTTTGACTTGACAAAACAAGTTAAGGATGTATCATCTGTATATAAATCTGTAAAATCTAAGGAGAAGCCTGCAAAAAGTAGAATAAATACTGATGTACTGCTGTTGCAGGCAATTAAATTATGATATTAATTGATAATTCGCAATTGTTTTTTTCTTCCTATTTTTCGCATGGACATGCGACCGGAGAAGTAAATGACAATCTTGTGCGACACACACTACTTTCTCAATACACTAGACTCAACGATAAGTATCGTTCTAAGTTTGGTGATCTTGTCATTTGCAATGATGCTGATAACTATTGGAGAAAAAAACTATATCCGGGATACAAACAACAAAGAAAAGAACAAAAAGAAAAAAATGATTCGGTAGATTGGAAACATTTATACGAAACATTTGATCGTGTTCGTGATGAGATTAGAGATAATCTTCCATATAAATCTATTCGCGTTCGGCATTGTGAAGCAGATGATGTAATGTATGTTCTTTGTAAGAACTATTCACACAAAGAAAAAATTCTTGTTGTATCATCCGATAAAGATATGATTCAACTAATGAAATTTAAAAATGTTTACATATATAATCCAAAAACAGATAGTATTATTAAAGAAGTTTCAAACATTGATGATGTTTTGTTTTCTCATGTGTTGAGAGGAGATGCTTCGGACAATATTCCAAATGTGCTAACTAGCACAGAGTCTTTTCTTGTTAAGAAAGAAAGACAAAAACCAATGACAGCAAAAAGAATTGTCGAATTTAAGAATAATACATCTTTGATTAATACAAATAATCTAGAAAGAAATAGAACTTTGATCGATCTCTCCTATATACCAGAGGAGCACGAAACTGCTATTCTCAATAAATTTAAAGAAACAGTTCCTGCTGATAGAAAAAATATCTTTGATTATCTAGTATCAAAGAAAATGAAACTACTTTTAGAACATGTAGAAAGTTTTTAATTATGGAATACATAACAAAATTATATTCAGAAATCTTAAATCAAGTCAGAGAATCAAAAACAAGAGAAGAAAAAATTGATATTTTGACTAAAAATAAAAATGATTATATGGCTACTATTTTTAGATTAGTCTATTCTGATTTAAATTCACCATATAGAAACAATATTCCAAAGTATAAACCAGACGATTCTCCAGAAGGAATGTCTTATACTAATCTTCATAACGAAATACCAAGATTA